CCTTAGAGTAAGGGTGCAGGAGAGCGTCTCTAACACGGCTGTAACCGTTTATACACTTGCAGACGATATTTCGACCGTAAAAGGAACCAGCGCCGTATACTTCCTTCAAGAGAATAATGACGGCGCCTTTGAAGTACTGTTTGGAGACAACATTGTTGGTAAGAAACCATCGGATGGTAATATCGTACGGCTAAACTATAACGTATGTAACGGCCCTACTCTTAACGGTGCTAGAACATTTAGCGGTCCTGCTACACTTGCTGGTAATAGTTCTTATACCATTAGTACTAGTAGTAGAGCAAGCGGGGGTGCAAATCCACAGTCTATAGACAGTATTAAGTTTAATGCTCCTAGAAACTACAGTGCTCAGAATAGGGCAGTAACTGCTAACGACTATAAGAACATCCTTTTAAACAATGCACCTGATTTGCAGACTATTAGTGTGTGGGGTGGTGAAAAGAATAGTCCCCCTGTATACGGTAAGGTATACATTGCAGCTAAGCCTATAGGTGATACTTTACTTACTCAGACTCGTAAAGACGAATTGGTAGAATTACTAGATTCTAGAAACGTACTTACAGTAGAGCCTGTATTCGTAGATGCTGAGTATCTGTATATCGTTCCTACTGTTACAGTTCGGTACAATCCTAATGTAACTAGTAAGACTGGCGATACGTTACTTACCCAAGTTAATAGTGTTATGTCTTCTTTCAATACTAATGAGCTTGGGGTGTTTAACCGCAACTTCTATTTGTCAGAACTTATTAAAAAGATCGATGCAATTGATGATAGTGTAATAAACGTATCAGTTACTTCATTAATGCAGCGGCGTTTTATTCCTAACAATACTATCACTCAAGCATACCAAGTAAAATTCAATAACCCGATCTATAACCCACACTCAGGGCACAAGTATGCTATCAGCAGTAGTTCATTTACCTATCAGGGATTTACTTGTTACTTTGATGATGATGGATCAGGAAAGCTGCGAATCTATAGAATAGCAAGTGGTGCACGAGTATATGTTACTCAGAATGCAGGTACAATTAATTACCAGCTTGGTAGTGTTAAAATAAATGCTATAAAGTTCACAGCGTATAGTGGTGATGGTATTAAGATTAATGCAGTGCCTAGAGATCAAGTAGTCAAGTCTGTAAGAAGTCAGATTGTGCAGCTTGCTGATGCTACTGTCTCTATTGTTAATAATAACACCGATGCGAGTGAGGCTTTCTCTAGATCACTCACATCTACTAATCAAACAACTGTTTCTACTGAGACAGGTGTAGTATCAGTATCATCGACGTACTAAATGGCTACCGATAAAAAAATATCGACATTAGTAGAAAGTCAGGTACCCGGATATCTGTTAGAAGAGGGTCCTAATCTCGTTGCGTTCTTAAAAGCGTATTATGAGTGGATGGAGACTACTGGCCAAGTTACAGACGCTAGTAAGAATCATTTAAATTACCGTGATATTGATACTACGGACTTACAAAGGTTTTATGAGTACTTTAAGAGAGAGGTGCTGGTAGATTTTCCTGAGAATGTATTAGCGGATAAAAGACTAGTCGCAAAACGAATAAAAGATTTGTATCGCGCAAAAGGGTCCGCGGCTGCATATAACCTACTATTCCGTATTCTGTATAATCAGAATGTATCGATCTATAAGCCTAGTGAAAATATACTTAGGGCTTCTGATGGAAGGTGGACTCAAGATACTATTGTACGTCTTGGTGCTCCGTTTGCTGGTGATTTTGATACTGCTGTAGGTAAGATCATTACGGGTACAACCTCTGGTGCAACCGGTAAGGTATTAAAAGTACTTACTGTATTTGAAAGTGGTATTGAAGTAAAAAGATTAAGGCTTACTGAAGTATCTGGTACTTTTCAAGACCTTGAGCAAGTAACAGCTTCTGGTGGTTTGAGTGGATTCGTTGTTAATACTGTTGGTCCTCTCAGTGATGTAACATTTGGTACTACAAGTTCTCAAGGTGGTACAGGCCACCAGGTTGGAGATAGCGTTACATTCTCTAGTGCAACAGGTACTGGGGCTACTGGTGTTGTCAGTCAAACTACCAATGAAGTAGTAACCTTTAATATCATTAATGGTGGTAGTGGTTATAGCGTTGGTAATACCGTAACTATCGTATCTGGTGGTATACCTAATGCTGGCTTGACTGGATCAGTTACTGTAACAGCAGTATCTAATCTTGAAACTATTTTCTCATACACCGATACTATTCAGGGTCTATCAAACACTCCAATTGGATACGGACCTACCTTTAGTTCGAATTCAGGTGTAATCAGTTCTAATCTTGCATCGTCAAATTCATCTACTGCATTGAGTGCTGCTCTTGGAACAATTAGTGTACAGGCTGGTAAGATTAGCGCTATATCAATTACCACAGGTAACTATGCTAATAACACACTACCGCTAGTATCAGCAGTTGATAGCACGATATCGCGCCTTGATCTTCCGGACGGCTCTGGTGGATTTAAAGGTCGCAATGCTATTATACAAGCAGCATTCATACCTGGATCAATTACAGATGTTACTGTTACTAACCGTGGTAGGTTGTATAATGCCATTAATGCAATAACGGTTACCAACAATACAAGATCTGGTACGACAGATGCTACTGGCGACCCAGTTGTGTCGGGTGTTATTGCAGAGACAGGTAGCTATAAAGATACCAAGGGATTCTTGAGTTGGGATCAAAGGTTACAAGACAATTATTATTATCAAGAATTTAGTTACGTAGTAAGATCACAAACTGCTTTAAAGACGTATAGAAACATTGTCCGCGATGTTATTCACCCAGCTGGTACAAAACTATTTGGTCAGATTGATCTAGAAACTGAAATTGATCTAACTGGGTTTACCGTTGAAGCTTCGCTTACGACAGATTTGATTGGTGGTAAGACAGGTATACCAAGTATTGGACCTCTTGCTACAATTGGTTCTCACTTTGTATTCACTGATGTAATAGTTGCATCTATTGAATCTACGTTGGTAGTAAATGTAGATGCAGCTGAAGATGTATATCTTGAAGCTGGTGGATTCATTTACGTATCAAATAGTAATGTAATTGCACCTTATCTGCCTACACCAATTACAGACTACTTGGATGACCCAGTTATTATCGGCACACCATTCGTTGTACAGGGTGATGGCGGCAACAACTTTATTACATTCTTGAAGGGTGGTTCACAGATTGAAATTGAAGACGTAATACCAGGCACGTCTGGCAACACGACATATATAGTTAATACTGTATTCAGCAACACCGTATTCTCACTTAACACCGCATTTACAGGTGGCACGATGTCTAATGGTGTATTCAGATATATCTACGATGGTAACATTTAAAGATGGCGACCTTAGTTAGCAAAAAATTTAACGTACATACTGCGTTGCAGTTTAAAGAAGGATTTGATGAGTCAGATCCATCTCAAATGTACTTGTTCTATTCTAGAATTGATGAATGGGATACAGAGTCTAGTCCTCCCTCTCTCAGCGACTCGGTATTGTCTGATAGAAATATCTGGCGAGGAATGACTGCTCTTAAAAAGGTTTCTAATAACAACGTTTCAATGGCTGCTACAAAGTATCTGTGGACTACGAATACAGTTTACACAGAATACAGTGATCAAAATGGAAACCTAGCTACAAGTAACTTCTATGTTATTACAAGTAACAACGAAGTATACAAATGCCTGTTCAACTCAAACAGTGCTCCTAGTACCATAGTTCCTACTGGTAGATCAACATCAGTTATTACCACCAGTGATGGATATAAATGGAAGTTTATGTATGACATTAGCCAAGCTGATATGAATCGGTTTGGGGGTCTTAACCATATTCCAGTTAAAACGTTGATTGCAGATGATGGCAGCGCGCAGTGGGCGGTACAGCAGGCAGCGGCTAATGGTTCTGTACCAATTTACGAAGTAACTAGTGGGGGCACGGGGTACTTAGAGAATAAAGGAACCTTTGCTGGTATTTCAAGTACTTCTCAGGTCACTATTGCTAATAGTGGGTTTGGTACTGATAACGTATACAACGGATCAACCATCTTTATCTCAAGCGGCCTTGGTGCTGGCCAGTTAAGAATTATTACTGGTTACAATGCTTCTACAAAATTGCTTACTGTAAACAACGCTTTTACCGTATCACCGAATACTTCTAGCACATACCACATTGGTCCTCGAATAAATATAGTCGGAGATGGTAACGGAGCTTCGGCATATGCTAACGTACAATCTGGCGCTATAACTAAGATTACGTCTATTACTGACGGTTCTAGTTATTCAAGAGCTAGGGTTGTAATATCAGCTAATCCTTCGTACGGATCAGGTGCTACTGCCGTAGCATACTTACCAGATGTTGGCGGTCACGGAGCAGATCCAATTAATGAGTTGTTTGCTAAAAACGTGACAATGAACATTGAGGTAGATGGAATAGAGGGCGGCTTCTTTGCTGCCAACAACCAGTTTAGAATTTATGGTATAATTAAAGACCCTAAAGTAAGAGCAACAGGTGGTGTCGCAAGTAATTTAAGATACGATCAGACGCTTAGATTAACTGTTAATTCGGTGACAGGTACCTTTACTCAAGATGAATTTGTAAAAGGTGCGACGTCAGGTGCGCGAGGAAGGGTTGTACACTTTGCTAATACAAACTTAGCTGGTACGACTGGTGTGGTTCATTTGGCGTATCCGAGCGGGGCCTTTGCTAACAGCGAAACCATTTCAGCTAACAACTCGGGTATTTCAGCTATAGTGCAAGGTATTACGTTACCAGATTTAGTACCATACAGCGGCAGAATGATTTACATGGTAACACAACCTCCAATAGAAAGAGACGTAGATCAAACAGAAAACTTTACTATCACTGCAAAGTTTTGATAAAGAGAAACAGATATGACTGCTAACAACAACCTAGTAACTAACTTCAACGTAGATCCATACTACGACGATTACGATGAAACTAAAAACTTTCATCGTGTATTATATCGTCCAGGATTTGCCGTACAGGCTAGAGAGCTAACACAACAGCAGACAATCTTGCAAAACCAAATTCATCGTTTTGGTAATCATATTTTTAAAGATGGTTCGCAGGTTAGTGGTTCATCGGAAGTACTAGACCAAGTAGGTGTTTTAAGATTAAAGTCGACATATGGCGGTGTTGCAATTAACGTTTCTAGTTTTGAAGGAAAGTATGCTAGGAGCCGTAATTCACAAGATTTATTTTACGTTAAAAAGGCTGTGCCTGCTGCAGGCGGTGACAACGACTTAATTTACGTTCAATATTTACAGAGTGCTAACACTACATCCAATTCCTCTATCTACTATTCTATTGTCTCTAATAACGACGTTATAGATTTTAGCTCATCGTACATTAATAGTAACACTGGTGTATTCTTTTCAAACACAGGCGCAGCTCAGGTTTTATCTACAGCAGAAAGTACTGTTGCTAAAAGACCAGTAACTAGAGGTTTCTTGTATTCGGTAGATGAGTCGGTTTATTACCACAAAGGCCTGTTTATTAGGGCTCCAAAGCAGACTGCAGCAGTTGCAGCAAACATAGAACATATTGTAAGTATTGGATTCACATCTACAGAAACCTTAGTTACTAGTGATGATGATAGTACATTAACAGATCCTGCAAGGGGTAGCTACAACTATGCTGCTCCTGGAGCAGACAGATTAAAGGTAGAACTTACAGTTACTGCCAAACCACTTTCATCTCTTGATGTACCACCGTTAACTTCAAATAACTATTTTGAAGTAGCTAGGGTAAAGAACGGACAGTTTATCCGTAAACGTCCGTCTCCAGATTATAACACACTTGCAGATGTATTGGCAAAGCGAACTTACGAAGAGTCTGGAAACTATACGGTCGAGGGCCTTAATCTATCAGTAGCTAATACTGCGGCTACGACTGCTAACCTGGTGGCAAGATTTTCACCAGGAACTGCTTATGTTAAGGGATACAGAGTCAGAACGGGTTCTAATATTGACGTTGCTATTCCTAAGTCCCGAGCGCTCGATACTGTTGCTGAACAAAAAATTACTACACTGTATGGAAACTACTTAATAGCCAATACGCTGTCCAACGGATTGATGGACATAGATGATAGGGTAGAACTACATGCTAGAGTAACTCCAGATGCTGATTCAAAGATTGGTGAAGCTCATGTAAGAAATATTGAGTACCTATCCGGCACCAGTGATCAGAGAAAGTATAAGTTGTTTCTGTACGATGTTCGAATTACTAACAGTGAGAAGAACTTTAATTCTGTAAAAAGCATTACGTTAGGTACGCATTCAAGTAATAACGCCTATGCTGCAGTTCACTCTGATAGCATCACTTCGTTTAACAAGACAGGTGGAACCACCGCAGGTAAAACCTCAGTAAGGTTAACTAGTATCGGTGGAGTACAAGTAGGGCAAGTAGTTAGCGGTCCAGGTATCCTTGCTAACACCACTGTGAGCTCTATTCTGTTTGATACAGTTACTTTAAGTCGAAACGCAACTGTAACCAATGCGAACAACATTCTTAATTTTACTAGTGTTAATTTGTCAGACAAACAATTTAACAGAAGTCTGTTTCTGTTCCCACACACCCATGTAGCAAACACAAGTAACGTCGATTACAAGTTTAAGCGAAAGTTTTCTGATGTTTCGTTTACTGGTGGATCTGTTACAATTCAGACTTTAGGGGGTTCAGAGAGATTCTCCTCTGGTGCAGGTAGCCTGGCTACTGAAAACTTTATCGTAGTAGTAAAAACTGGCGGGGCAGGCACTATATCAAACAATAAAAACGTTGACTTGGAAGCAGCTGGTCGATCTGTCACAATACCAACACCTACACCAGGCAACCCAGCGTCAGCTATAATTGATGTAAATGAAGCTTCGTTTAATGGTACTGCTGACATATATGCCACAATAGATGTTACAGCCGACACTAGACGAGTAAAAACTAGAACCAATGCAACCAAAACGTATGCACTTGGATATCCAACTTCAGCGAATTCTCTTTCTCTTGGGTACGCCGATGTAATAAAAATTAATGCGATCTATGAAGGTAACTCAACTTTTGTATCTTCTAACACAGGTCAAATTATTCCAGCTAACAATAGTACTAATACGACCATACAAGATGTCACTAACAACTTTAATTTTAACCGTAATGCTCGTGATGCATACTATGATCATTCGACCATTACACTGAAACCTGGTCTGTCTGCAAGCACAAACCAAATTCTAGTAGACTTTGATTACTATGCGCATGGCGGTGGTTTAGGTTACTTTTCACAGGCAAGCTATCCCGACTATAATAACATCCCATATTACAGGGATGAAAAAGGACGTACGGTTGCTCTAAGAGACGCTTTGGATTTCAGACCTACTAGAACAGCTGACGCGAGTGCTAATTATTATCACTCTACAAAAGCCTTCGACAACCATCAAATTGTTGACTCTCAAACTTTTGAAGCAGAGGCTGATTATAGCTACTATAAGAAAATAGTACACAAGCTCTCTTTGGACTCGGTAGGCAATTTTATTCTGACCTCCGGAACTCCATCTTTAAACAATCCTATAATTCCAGAAGTTGATAAAGATCAAATGCTCCTGGCAACTATCTATGTAAATCCTTATACGTACAACGAAAAGGATTTGAGGATAAAGCTAGAAGACAATTCTCGATACACAATGAAGGACATTGGTAATATTGAAAAGAGAGTAGAGAAACTTGAGTATTATACTTCTTTGAATTTACTTGAATCTCAAGTTGCTAGTACCCAGTTTCTTGATGACAATGGAGATGCCAGATATAAGAACGGTTTTATAGTTGATCCATTTAAAGGTCACTCAGTAGGTAATGTTTTCGATAAGAACTATAAGGCATCTATTGATAGACGTCGACAGGTTATGCGTCCTACCTTTACTGGTGATTCAACTGAGTTGGTTCCACAAGCTGGTAGCGGTCTTACTATAAACAATAAGATTGCTACACTTCCATTCTCTGAAATAAATTTTGTTTCTCAAGAGTTGGCTTCTGATACTTTAAATGTAAATCCGTTTCAAGTTGTATCTTTTACCGGCAACGTATTCTTGGATCCATCATCAGACTCCTGGACCGATAATAAGAATGTAAGTGTGTTGGTTAACTCAGATGGTAACCTCGATCACCTGACATATCTTCAGGACTTTGTAAAAGGTAGTAATGGATATGAGTATGGAGACTGGCAACAAACAAGTCAGGGTCCAGCAGAAATTGTAAAAGTAGAAGGCTCGTATGCAGGTACTAACGATCCAACTGCGGTAGATGGTCCTGGAGTTTGGGCATCTCAAATTACCACTACTGGACAAATTAGTGCAACTAAATTATCTGTACAGGTTGAAACAGACACTTCAACCAGCACTAGACTTACAGAAAGTGTTTTTTACCCTTACATGCGAACCCGTAAAGTTAACTTTACGATTGAGGGAGCTAGACCTAATACTAAACTACACCTCTTGTTAGGAGGTATTGATTGTACTCAGTGGATGGCGCCAAATACTTTCAGCTCAACTAGGGCCGAACAAGTCTTGTACAGTGACATTACAAACCGTGAGATAATCACAGACAGCTTTGGCTCAGCAAGTGGTTATTTTTGGGTTCCTAATACAAGGCAAGTTTTAAGTGCTTCTGCTTATTCTGCAAATCCAAATGCTACGGTGCTGCCTGATCTATCAAATTCTAAGGGTGATAGTCTTAGATTCGAAGCTGGTACTATAGAAGTCTTGTTTGTTGATAACTTTATTAATCCTCAGTTTTCAACTTCTTACGCTTCTACCACGTTCAGTTCTAGAGGTAAGTTAGACACCTATACCACCACTACAACAATGACTAAGCGTTATGAGTTGTTAAGAGCACCAGCAGGATTTGTTCAGACTTCAAAAGTAGAAAATGGATATTTCCTTACTACCAACGATACTAAAGCCAGTGCTATTGGGGACATCGAAGCAACTATAGGTAGATCACTTACAGCTGATGAACTATCCACAGCAGATTTCATCACTGCTCAATACGAGCAAAGGATTGGAAGACGACCAGAAGTAGCAGGTTGGAATTATTGGCTTACTGAATATATTAATGGTCAATTCGAGAGTCCTGTTGCATTGGGTGCAGCTATTGTAACGGCGGCAACTGTTAACCGTGGAGCTTCAGCAGTGCATGGTGATGGAAGCAACCCTAACATTGTCTGTGAATACGGTTACGACCCCCTTGCGCAAACCTTTACTATACCAGAGGAATTTTATCCTGATGGTATTTTTATAAGTTCTGCAGATATCTTTATAGCACAAAAGGACAATAGTTTACCTTTGCGTGTAGAACTACGTCCTACGGTAAATGGTTTCCCAAGCGCTGACGAAGCCATTCCTATGTCTCAAGTTTCCTTGAATCCGAGTCAGATCAATGCTAACGCCACTACTCCAACGGCCACTAACGTTGCATTCAAGTGTCCTATACATTTGCCTCCGGGTGAATATTGTATCGTGCTGCTGACGGACTCGCTCAACTACCTCACATACATTTCAACAATAGGTGAAGAGAGGTTAGATGGTACTGGGTTTGTTACCGAGCAACCTACACTGGGTTCTTTGTTTAAGTCTCAGAACGCAAGAACTTGGACTGCCCAACAAGAATCTGATTTGTGCTTCAGGTTGAAGCAAGCTCAGTTTACTATTAATACTAACTACAGTGTAACTCTGTCAGCTAATAATATTGGACGCGCAGCATACAATGCTAATACATTATATGCCAATACAGTTGGTAAGTTTGATATAGCTAACATATCAATGTCTAAATTTGACGCGTTACGAAGTTTGAATTCTGTGTATGAGCTGTCTACTAAAAATGACGGGGGAGCAGTACAGCCCTTTGAGAAGGTGATACCAAATCAAGATCTGATCTTTAGCACTTCGAAGGAGATCACAACTAATAATGATCTTCAATTAAAGGTTACCTTTAGAACTAGTGATACCAATGTTTCACCATACTTTGATGTCGGTTCTGCAGGAATTTCCTTGATTAAAAATGTAATTAACGCACCTCCTACTGGTGGAGAGGTTGCTGAAACAGAAGCTACAGACAGCCATGCGCTTGCAAAATATATTACAAGAAAGGTTACTCTAGCAGAAGGTCTAGAAGCTACCAGCCTTAAAGTCTTCGTAGATCAAAACATGCCTTCGGGTGCATCGGTTGAAGTTTATTACCGAGTTATAAATAGTGAGGATGATATTAATTTTGAAGAAAGACCATATGTCTTAATGACTAGACGACAACCGAGTATTACGGTCAATCAGTCGGTTTCATTGTTTAATGAGTACGAATATTATGCAGATGATATTTCATATACTAGCGGTTCTGTTACCTATGATAACTTTACTACGTTTAGCATTAAGATTGTGATGTACTCGACATCATCTGCAGCTGTACCTACATTCCGTAACTTTAGAGCAATAGCGTTAGCATAATGAATAGTATCAAGGTAAAAGATCATAAAGATTTAATTCGTGATCGTCATAGTAAGGCTATTGTTAATACCGATAGGCAGGGATACGAGGCTTATTTAATAAAACAAAAGAAGGCTCAAAGGATCGACCTTGTAGAGCAAAAAGTTTCAGACCTTCAAGACGATATCCAAGACATTAAGCAGCTTTTACAACAGTTGGTGTCGAAGTAATTTTAGAGGCGTATAATGGCACTTAATTTAGCAAATGTAGTAAGTACAGACACGTTTTCTACGTGGCTGAATCGTACCAATCAAATTATTGAAAGGTCCTCTAACAGCACCCCTAAGTTTCTAGACTTCGAGGGGGCAACACATGCCAGTCTTGCTGCTCAAGAAGGTCGAACGTACTTCGATAATACTCATAAATCTCTGACTGTATTCAGTGAGGGTGGCCTTGAAATGGAGCTTGGCCAGAATGAGTATATCCGAGTATACAATAACAGTGGTGTTCAAATCAATCTTGGTCAACCGTTGTTTCTAAGTGGTTCAACAGGTGGTGTTCCAAATGCACAATTAGCTAACGCTTCAAACGCTAGCAAGTACAACATTTCAGGACTAGCTGCAAGTTCGATTGGGAACAGTTCTTATGGTTGGGCTGCAGTATCTGGTACTTTGAGAGGATTAGATACATCTAGTCTCACTCAAGGCGAAAGATTCTTTGTAAGTGCATCTGCAAACGGTCAGCTGGTTACTACACCACCGACATATCCAAACTACCCGATGTGTGTTGGACTTTGTGTTGTGTCAGATTCTGCTAACGGTATAGTTGTAATAGAACAGCAAAACCACTCGGTACCATCCTTCCGTGTCATTAACAACGCCCATATAGGTGGTAATTTAGATGTAGATGGAAACCTTAATGTTCTAGGTGGAGAAACCGTCACGACGTTAACCAACTTATCTATTGATGATTCGTTTGTTTATCTAAACGGTGGTGATACACTCACAGCAAATTCAACTGCCGTAACAGGTCTCAATGACTTTACTTTTAAAGGTCATTACAACGGTGGTAATACTGTAACTTTTTATGTAAAGATCGACAATACCAATCCCGGTAATCCAGATACCTTCTCTTGGTCGTTAGACAATTTCTCAACTACAGAAGCAGCTAACGTTGCTATTACCGCTTCTCAGCAATCGTTGAGATGGGGTATTAGTGCTCTGTTTGTGGCCAACACTGGTCATACAGCTGGAGATATTTGGACCGGAGGAGCCGCTCCTCTTAACGTTGATACAGGGTGGGCGTCAAACAGAAACACTGGACAAGCAGCTGGTGGGTACACTCACGTGGGTGTATTCTTTGATGTTACTGATGAGCGGTTCAAGTTTTTCCAGTCATATGATCCAGAAGTACAAGGTAATATTAATACTGCTCATACTTCATTTGAACTGGGAACTGTGCAAGCAAACACGTTTATCGGTGATGGTAGTCAGTTAACCAATGCTGGTTCAACAGTAGCCACAGACTCAGCTAACCACGACTTGTTTGTACCATTTACCGGTGTATCTTCTGGCACAATGACGAGTGCCAATGTGAATTCAAATTTCACGTTTAATCCATCGACCGGTACTCTTTCAGCAACAGCTTTCTCTGGGGATGGTAGTAATTTAACAAATGCTGGATCCTCAGTGGCCACAGATGGAGGAGCTAACCGAGAGTTATTTGTTCCGTTTACTGGAATTAGCAGTGGTACAATGACATCCGCTAATGTAGATGCCCAATTTACATTTAATCCGGGTACAGAGACACTGTCCGCAAACAGTACCGCTACAGTGTTTAATGTGGTAAACGATGGAGTTACTGCTTATCAGTTTAACGGTGGTGGTACATCAACAAACAATAATCCCACCTTATTGCTATCAAGAGGAAAGGTTTATAAATTTAACGTAAATGCGTCCGGCCATCCATTTTATATTAAAACTATAAATTCTACTGGCACAGGAAATGCTTACAACGACGGTGTAACAAATAATGGAGCGGAAGTAGGTTTGGTTACTTTCCAGGTTCCAAATCATGCACCTGCGGTGCTGCATTATAATTGTAGTGCGCATGCAGCCATGAATGGTAGGATAATTATAGATTCAGGATTTAACTATGATGAATCAGCTAACGCAATGTTCGTAGATTCTATAAAAACAAGAACGTTATTAGATAGCTCTAATAGACAACTTACTATACGTGATGAAGCTAACAACATTGTGTGGGGAGGCTAAGGTATGACAATAGTATTTTCTGGCTCTCCTGTTGCTAATGTAGAGTTATCAGACTCTTTCAATACGTGGCGAGTTGTTACTAATAAAACTTTGAGAGATGCAGCGAGTACCTCCGGTAACAATGTTTTTGCAGGGACTCAAACTTTTAGCAACTCAGTTACTATATCTGGAACATTATCAGTAACCGGGGGCGGCACTACTCTCTCTGGTAACAATATTACTGCTAATACGATTACTGTAACTACCGCTATCGTTACTACGTTGCAAGACAGTTCAAACCGAACGCTAACTATTCGCGATGAAGCAAATAATGTTGTATGGGGTAGTTAATAATGGCTAGACCAAATATATTAACATTTAAAGCTATCCCATCTGGTGGCATGCTTCAAATGATTTCCAATACAGAATTTACAGCACTAGCTGATAAAATTCTTGAAAAGTTTGCTGTGTCTGATGGACCCGGAAACTTGTTTGCTAACACGGCAGGCGCTAACGCTAACTATACCTCAATTGGTACTATAGATGATACGAGGACAGAGGCTGTAGGATCAACAGATACTTCAATTACAACCTATACTACCACGTTGTATCAAGATTTAACTTCTAATTATGGAACGTTTTCAGATAGACCATTTACCTGGGATAATTCATCAACAAGTCTTAGAAAAATCTCTAACACGGAAATGCACGCTTTAGCGGATGATATCGTTGCCCATATGGTTGATAACGACGCACCTGGCGCATATAGAATTGATACTTCTTCTCCAGCTGGAACGTATGGAGGTACTTGGGCTATAATTCATACTTTTAATGATCAAATTGATCCCACTAATGGGACAACATATAGCTTATATGAAAAAATAGCTAACGACACTACGATGACTCAACGGCCGTTGAAGCAACAATCTCAAGGGACCTTGCAGTTAATGTCTAACACAGAAATAGACACAATTTCAGAGATTGTGAGGGAACGAATAGTAACAACTGAAATAGGTACATATCAATTCCAAGCTTCAGTTCCTGTAACCGGTACTTGGACCAACGTTGGTTCTGTAGTCGACACTCGTAGAGATGTAGTTGGCGTACCAACTGGATTTACTGGCCCAGCTACGTATGTCGGCCCATTCGATTATGTAGGTCCAATAACTTATACTGGCACAGCTGCTTTTTATGGCACGAATACTTATTATGGGCCAGCCACCTATATCGGCGGAACTGTTAGTTACGCCCCAACTGCTTACTATGGATTTACACCTACGTCTTCTACGGGTCCTGTTCCTTACTATGGTCCTGCTACCTACTATGGTCCGATATCCTATATAGGCCCTACCCCGGCCACTTTTTATGGTCCCGCAAATTATTATGGTGTAGCCAGCTACGCCGGAACAGTCGGTTTCGCGAATTCACAATATTTTTACGGTGGATATTTTTATGCGGGCTATTTTGGTGGATGGGCGAGAGGTTATTATTCAAGTCAATATCTTGGTACCGTATATTTTTATGGCCCGTTTGGTTACGTTGGCCCCGCCACATTTGTTGGCACGGCGGGTTATGCAGGCGTGCAGGAAGTAGTGTTTACTGGCACGACTGCTTACTACGGTATGGCTGCATATACAGGTTTCGTTACTTATTATGGAACCGCACCTGCCACCTATTACGGCCCAGGTACCTATTATGGCTCAGCAGCTTACTATGGGGCCGCTGGCTTTGCTGGTCCAGGCACCTTTTATGGCCCACAGGGTTTTACTAATGTTGCTAACTATACTGGCGTTGCAAATTATATAGGCAGCGCTTCATATACAGGTTCTGTGCCTACCGTGGATTCTGGCACATCTACTATATCTACAATAACACTATGGAGACGAATTGGTTAAGGAATTATTATGCGATATGAGAAATTGATAAACCCTGTGTTTCTGAATCCCGAAACTATGAGATGCAGAGGAGTAAAAAAGGATGGTACTACTGTAGAAATTGATTTTACGGTACCAGAAGGGGAGGCATCGGGTGTAAACGAATACTTTGATTGGATCTGCCAAAATTATCCATTAACTGATATTAAGGCGGCTTATCAAAGTGCCCTTAAAGAGCACAATGCTCGTAAAGAAAGAGTTGAGGAAGATAAATTAAAAGAACAAGAAATAAGGCGATTAACTCGATTGTTTGATATTAAAAGTGCTATGTTTGAACTTCAATTTATAAAAGAAGCACCTTCAGAAGTTAAGTCATCTGTCAGACGATGTCCTGATGAAATGACTCTACATATGATAGCTTCGGATTATTTTAGAACTTACTTGTCTTCTAAAAACCTGGATTATTGTGATTATCTAGACTACGTGGAAGAAACAGAACACCAGGAGACGTAATTGTCAATGAATAGTGGCTTTATTTACGTCGCTTCAAAAAAGAAAATGTATTATGAGATGGGCATTGAATCAGCTAAATCTCTTAAAGACGTTTATCCAGAAGCTAATGTTACTTTGTTTACCCACGAATGTTATGTTGATGACCGGGCGGAGCAGGTTTTTGATAACGTCGTGACGGGTATACCAATTCATCGCAGAGCCAAAATGTGGTGCATGGCTCGTACTCCATATGACCAAACTTTTTATAACGACGTTGATTCCCTAATTATACATCCAGATATAAAAGACGTGTTTAATGACCTTGATGATCATATATGGATGGCAGAGAATATGCATCACACTATAAGCACTCCTGACTTGTATTACATAGATGAGGATAATGGTCATTATCCTCTTTTTAACGGTGCTGTAGCATGGTACAAAAAAACTGACTACAATTTAGAGTTTATGGAGACATGGTGGAGTGAATATGTCAAGCAATGGAGCTCACCATGGCCATATAAGCAATACTCTGATATATGGAGAGAGTGGGATATGTTCACTCATTGGAAACTATATTCGGGAGTTATTCCAGGTTTTGAAAAGTTTACTGGAGCTGTTAAGCTGGGAGATAGAAGATTTAACTGTACTATGGTCGATGGTAGTAACCACGGTACTGATAAACCACCTGTAGTATTACAAGTGCCAAGGGCTATTTACAAGAATTTTAAAGTATGGGAACAAATAGAAAGGAATTGTGCAAATGAACCAGCTTTTGATGACAAACACTACACTTCTAAAGCATCTATCCAATATAACTAAAAC